TTTCTTTGATTGCTCTAGATGAATTTGTAATATCTGGTGTGTTTGTTCCAATACCGGCACAGAACATCTTCAGTCCACCGCCTGAACCAGTTGATTCAATAACAGGTGTTTTGTATTTCATTCTTTGTCCGAATTGTTCTGCAACGGTTGTTGCGAATGGGAATACTGTTGATGAACCAACAATAGAAATTTGATCACGAGCAGATGCAGAATTTGCTACACCCATTATAAATAATACTACGGCGATTGCCGACACAAGTTTTGTTTTCATCTTTTCCTCCTTAGATGTTAAACATAAAAAAGGGGGTTGGCGCTCCAACGTCAATCCCCTCTTGTTCAAATATTTATAAGTTGTTACAGATATTTCACAAAACTGTAATATAAAAGTCTAGTAAATACCTTTTCGTGCCAACATCTGTTGTCTACGTTCTAGTTCAACTAAGTCGGTTGACGAGGCAAGATAATTTTCGATTCTACGAATATCTCTTGTAGTCCACCATTTTAGAAAAGATTGTAACATTACAGTTCTCCCAATAGTGCTTTAAGTTTCTTCTTGGATTTTCCTAACGCCTTTGCCTTTGCAATGTCATCTTTATTTGATGTATCACCGTCCACAACAATCAATCCAATCATACCCATTCCTTTGTGTGGTGTACACCAGTAATAATAGACTCCTGGCACAGTAAATTCGATAGCAACTTCCTTACCGTTTTTTGACTTCTTTGGAATATCAAACCCCTCTGGTGCAGCAACGATTTCTACGTTGTGTCCTTTGGATGTTGGAAACCAGACAACTACATCACCAGAATCGACATGAACCAATTCCTGTGAGTAAACCATCTTACGTCCACTTCCGTCTTTATTCAACATTTCAATTTCAACAGTCTTTGCATATGCAAGGTTTGCCATAAAGACAAACGCAAATACTGCTCCAATAAATCCAATCACTTTCATTTCAATTTATCCTTCTCTGTCATAAGTGCTTTTGCTTCATCATATTTTCCCATTCTCGCCAGTTCAGATGCTGCTCTTGCATATCCAATTCTGGTAAACATGATATTTAACTTGCTTCCCACCACCTTTAGGTAGTGAGCAATGTGTTCACATATCTCGCAAGTTTCTTGATATGTATATCTTATTACTAGTCCAATCGACATTATGCTCTCCTTTTTGTGTTCATTATATGATCGTAGTAGTGTATCACATCTTCATCTCTGAGATGTTCTGTATCTGCTCTATATTCAGTTCTAATAAACCGAATAATATCGGCATGGTTTTGTTTCATTGGAAACAATTTTGCAATCCATTTTGACATATTATTTCATCCTCTTAAAAGTACAAAAGGGATGCAAAGCATCCCTGTTAGTTTGGTTTAGTTGGCGGCGTGCTCAAGTAAGACGCCTCTTCCTCTGTATAGGGCCACATGGTTGAATCTCCTTTGGGGGGTTTCGTGGATATTTATAAGACTAGGACAGGTTTACTGTCCATTTTATTGTAGTTATTTTTGCATAGGTGTTGTGACAAAATCGCACAAGTGTTCCTTTAGCATTTTTGATGAACCTACTCTGACATTTATAATACCGTTGTAGTATTCGTCTGTAAGAAGAACTTCTCTATCGAACTGTTCCTTTGCTTCTAGGTAACTTAGCATACCTCTACTTTGACAGTAGTGTAGAATTTCTCTTGTGAAGTTTTCCTCACCAAGTCTTTCTACATCGGCAATTAAATGTTCTGACGATCCCCAATAGTCTCGCCAGTCACTTTCTTTTGTCGAGCGTCTTTTGTTTTTCTTACCTTTGAGGGGGGGTTTAGTAACCTTGAATCTTGCTAACTTCTTACCAACATACTTTCGTTCATTGGTGAGGTTAGTAATAAGATAGACGAACCCCTCACAATCAGCGGGAAGTTCGTCTACTAGTTTTCCATTGTGTGTCCACATTACCATTCATCTTCATCATAGTCCTCAATCTCATCCTCGTTCTCACTATTTAGTTCGTTAGAACAGAATGGGCAGTACTTGACATTATAGTAATGTTCTTCCATATTATGCTGTATTCTGAATACAGCGTCACATTCCTCACACAGTATTTCCTTTTTGCTCATATGTTTCTCTATGCTGCTTCATAGACATCATCCCACTTACCACTCAAACCAGCAACCTCATATTCGGTTACTCTGTTTTCAAAGAAGTTTGTGTGGTCTGCGCCGTTAAGTACCCACTCCAACCAAGGTAGTGGATTGTCTTTTACTTTGTAGTTACCTTTTAGTCCTAGTTGTAAAAGGCGTCTATCAGTTATATATCTGATATATTCTTTGACTTCTTTCTTATCTAGTCCTTCGATATCTCCAAGTTTATATGCGAGATCTACGAATGCATCTTCCAGTTTTACTGCTTGTCTTGCCATCTCATAGATTGCAGACTTGAACTCATCATCAACGATGCGTGGATGTTCGGCACAATATGCCTTGAAGAGTTTTGCAATACCCTCAACGTGAATTGATTCGTCACGAATACTCCACTCAACAACTTTGCCCATACCCTTCATCTTACCGTAACGCTGGAAGTTTAGAAGCATCACGAATGATGCAAATAGAGCGATACCCTCATTCATCACTGACTTTGCCATTGCAAAACCAAGTCCACGAACAGTATTAGGATCACTATCCATCATAAACTCAATCTTGTCTGCCATCTCTGTATATTCTAGAAAGGCGTGATACTCGGCATCAGATAATCCAAGTGTCTCATTGAGTAGTGCATATGCACGTTGATGGATTGCTTCTCTGTTCGCAAATGAACCCAACATATTTCTGACTTCGTTGTTCTTGAATTTTGGAATCAACTGGTCATAATAGTTCTGTCCTACTGCAACATCTGACTGTGTAAACAGTCTTAGAATGTTGGTGATATATTCCTTTTCAATCTCACTGACTTTACCAGACTTCCAATCAGCAACGTCCTCTGACAAGTCAAGTTCATCTTCAATCCAGTGAACCTTCTCATGTCTTGTTGTGATTTCAACTGCCCAAGGATAGTGAAACGGTTTGTATGTTTCTGAGAACACCATCAGTCCACCACCTTTTTGTTTTACAAACTGGTCTGAGATTGCATTGAACTGATCCCAACTTCCAATCAACTTATCGTCAATGAAAATTTGTGGAACAGATTTTGCGTTAGGAACTCTCTGATAGAAAGCAAGTCTTTCCTCTTCGTTATCCATTCTAATTTCTGTGTATTCATACCCATGTGAATCAAACCAGTGTTTTGCCTTTTCACAAAACGGGCAATGTGACTTACTGTAAATTTCTACTTTCATTCTTGCATCATTCCTTTCTTTATTCCATAGTTTCTTTGCATATGACAATTATGTGTTGGTTTTGTTTTCATCTGTTGAACCCAATCCAACTCTTGAATTAGTCTGTTGTATCAATTCTTATCATGCTCGTCATGTGCTTTTTCCATATCGTCTTTTAGTTGTGTGATCCTTGTTTCGATATACTGCTCTCTTGGATCAATGAGAGCATTCTCAATCATTTTTTGTAATCTTCTCATTTCTTTTCCTATACTGCAAAACTTTCGCCACACCCACAAGAGGCAGTAGCGTTTGGATTTGATACTTTTAGGTATGAACCACCTAACTCTGTTACATAGTCTACTGTGCAACCCATCACAAACATCTCTGCAATGGGATCTATTACCAAGTTTTCAACTGTAGGGGTTTCATCTGTAACATCCCAAACATATTGGAATCCAGAACAACCGCCACCCTTGACTGACAAGTAGACATTTGGTTTACCTACTTGTCTTAAATAATCTTTTGCACTTTCTGTTAATTGAACTAACCCTGGCACGCTACACACTCATCCTGTGTCATTGATTGAGTTTCAAAATCTTTCAATGCATCACGAGCAACTTTCTGTGATACGTTTTCTGCACGTTGTGAAGTTTCAGTTCTGAGATAATACAATCCCTTTGTGCCGAGTTTCCACGCAGCAAAGTGTGCTCTATGCAAGTCTTTCTTTTCTGCACCAGCAGGGAAAAATAGATTTAGTGATTGTCCTTGGCAGAGGTATTCTTGTCTGTCGGCACCTTGTTCCACAAGCACCAATTGATCCAACTCAATCGCTGTTTTGAAAACATCTTTGACTTCCTGTGATAGAAAGTCGAGGTGTTGGACTGATCCGCCATTAGTGATAATATCTGACCAAACATCGTTTGTATTTTTGTTTACCTTTTTCAGTTCTTGTTCAAGATATTTATTCTTTACCAAATGTGAACCAGCACGAGTTCTGTGTGTATATGCATTCGCCTTTGCTGGTTCGATAGATGGTGATGTACCACAGATAATAGAACTATTCGCATTTGGAGCGATTGCAAGTAGATGTGCATTACGTCTACCTGTTCCTTGCATATCTGGTGCTTCACCTCTTTCATATCCCATCGTGTTAGATTCTTTGACTGCTTCTTTTTTGATGTATTTGAATACCCTATGGTTTAGTTCTCTTGCTTCCCACGAATCAAAAGGGATTCTTTTCTGGTGCAAAAGAGAATGCCAACCCATTGCACCCAAACCAAGTGAGCGTTCCTGTGTTGCAGAATATCTTGCACGAGCAATCTCATCACCAGCATTGTCAATAAAGAACTGAAGTACATTGTCCAAGAATCGAACAAGGTCACGAATCATGTTTGATTCTTTCCAATCGTCATACTTTTCCAGATTGACTGAAGAAAGACAGCATACAGCAGTCCTATCGTCTGAAGTTGGAAGATGAATTTCGTTACATAGGTTTGAACCATGAATTCTTAGTCCTTTCGATTTCATTGTATGTGGCAATGCACGATTAGCAGTGTCAATAAAGTTTAGATACGGTTCACCTGTTCTATATCTTA